GAAGCAACACTAGAAAATCTTTTGCTAGCACTTGCGATGAAAGATGCAAATTTAACAGGAAATAAAGCAGCATCTACAGGACAAAGACTCGACTTGACATCAGGCGAACTTGGCGAATGCCCAGTAGAGCGTGGGCTTGTTGCAGTAGGACCAGGAACTGGCGATTGCGATGACTCAGATGTTATAGAACGTGTTTATACAGCATACCGTGCTCTATCAATTGAGAACGTAACTGTATCTGCAAAGCGCGACGAGGCTTCAATGTTTGAAGTTTCATTCCGCTTGCTCCCAGAAGATGGTTCTGCTTCCTATGGTAAGATCGTAGATCGTACTTTCGGACAATCATAATCTGAATAGATTAACAATAGCCCATCTCTTCGGAGGTGGGCTTTATTGTTTTGTGGTAAAATTAAGCATATATGGCAACCACAATTTATGATAGTCAAACCGTTGAGTTATTTGATGGAACAGAATTAGAAATAATTCCCCTAAAAATAAAATACCTTCGTGAATTTATGAAGGTTTTTGAATCAATAAAACTTACGAAAAATGATGACCAGGCTATCGAAGTTTTAGTTTCTTGCGTGAGGGTATGCATGAAACAGTTTTATCCCAAAATTTCTGGAAGTGTTGCAGATGTTGAAGATAATGTTGACCTGCCAACAATATATAAAATATTAGATACATCTGCTGGTATTAAGATTAATAAAAAATCTGAAGAGCCTGTTAAAGAACAAGCAGAAAAAAGTGGAGAAACTTGGGATAGCCTAGACTTGGCAAAATTAGAATCTGAAGTTTTTTTACTTGGTATCTGGAAGGATTACCAAGAACTGGAAACTTCTCTCTCCATGCCAGAACTAATGTCCACCCTTTCTGTTAGTAGAGAGTTAGACTATTCTGAGAAAAAGTTTCTTGCAGCAATTCAAGGAGTAGATCTTGATAAAAATTCGGGATCTGAAAAAGGACAAAAAGAATGGGAAGACATGAAAGCAAGAGTGTTTAGTAAAGGACAGGCATCTGATAGTAATGATGTTTTGTCTTTACAAGGTGTCAATGCACAGAAAGCAGGGTTTGGTATTGGTATGGGCCTTGATTATGAAAATCTAATAAAATAAGCATCTTATGCTATAATTGACTAAGCCTATATAGGAGGAAATACAATGGCAACAGCAGTACATGAGGGTGCAGAAATTACTCTTATGGACGGTTCAAAGATTAAAGTGCGTCCACTCAAAATCTCTTTACTTCGTCCTTTCATGAGTAAGTTCGAGCAGGTAGCAGCAGTGGCAGACGATAATGAAAAGTCAATGACTCTTCTTGTTGAATGTGTACAAATTGCAATGAAACAATATAGTCCTGATTTGGCTATAGACATTACTAAACTAGAAGAGATTTTAGATCTCCCAACAGTTTATCAAGTTATTGAAGCAGCATCTGGGGTAAAATTAACAGACGCAAATTCTCTGTTAAATACAGTACTTGCAAATAACTAAATAAAGAGGTGTTATAGATGAGTGATGTTAATGCCAATATTGGCGTACACATTGATACGTCAGCGGCATTAGCAGAACTCAAAGCCTTACAACGTCAATTAGCAAACTTTCATAGTTCAATTGCTAAAAATAGCGCAGCGTCAGTTGCGGCACAAAAAGGGTTACAAAATAACCTATTAAACTCTATCAATGCTACTGGTAAATTCCATGCATCGATGGGTCTAGTTAGAAGTTCAACGGAATCATTTACTCACGCACTTGAAGGTAATAAACTTTCTATGCGTGAGTATTTCCGTTATGCTGGGGGATCAACCAAAACTTTCGGAAGATTATTTAAACAAGAATTTGACACAATTGGCAAGGTAGCCGAACAGCGTGTTAGGAAAATGCAAACCCAGTATATTAAAATGGGTCGTGATGCCAACGGTGCAATGAAGGCAATGTCTATAACTCCTAATACCATTAACATGAAAGACTATGGAACTCAGGTAGCGGTAGCAGCGCAAAAACAAGCACTCTTTAATCAATTAATGAAACAAGGATCTACAAACCTTTTAAACTTTGGTAAAAATACACAATGGGCTGGCCGCCAACTTATGGTTGGATTTAGCGTACCATTATTATATATTGGCGCAACTGCTTCTAAAGTGTTTATGGATCTTGAAGCACAGGCTATTAAGTTTAAGCGTGTTTATGGAGACATGTTTACTACCACCGCTGACACCAGTAAAGCCCTTGCAGAAATACAACTTTTAGCAAAAGAATTTACAAAATATGGCGTAGCGGTATCTAAAACAATGGAGATGGCAGCATCTGCTGCTGCAATGGGTAAGACTGGGGCAGAACTTACAGCCCAAGTAAAAGAAGCAACAAGGCTTTCAGTTCTTGGTAATGTTGAACAACAGCAAGCATTAGAAACCACCATATCATTAACAAATGCTTTTGGCATATCAGCAGAAGAACTTGCAACAAAAATTGATTTCCTAAACTCAGTAGAAAACCAAACTGTTGTATCTATTGAAGATTTAACTATAGCAATTCCAAAGGCTGGACCAGTTATAAAGCAACTAGGTGGGGATGTAGAAGACCTAGCCTTCTTCCTTACAGCAATGAAGGAAGGTGGAATCAACGCATCAGAAGGTGCTAACGCACTTAAGTCTGGCCTTGCAGCAATGATTAATCCAACCAAAAAGGTATCAGCAATGCTTGCTGGTTTTGGAATTAATTTAAACGGAATTGTTGAAGCAAATAAAGGAGATATAAAAAATACAGTTATTGGTTTTGCCCAGGCTTTAGATACACTTGATCCACTCAATAGGGCTAGAGCAATTGAACAACTGTTTGGTAAATTTCAATTTGCTCGTTTGTCAACACTATTTCAAAACATAACAAAAGATGGATCTCAAGCAAGCAGGGTTCTTGATCTTGCTGGAAGATCAGTTGAAGAACTTGCAATCATTTCTGAGCGAGAACTTAAAACTGTAGAAGATGCTGTAGGAACAAACTTTAAAGAATCTATAGAGCAACTAAAACTTTCACTTGCACCAATTGGAAAAACATTTTTGCAAGCAGTTACACCAGTAGTTAAAGTTATTGGACAATTACTTGACAAGTTTAATGGGTTGGGTGATGGAACTAAAAAGTTTATTGTTATAGCAACCGCACTACTGGGAGTTGTTGGACCTGCATTATTGATGACATTTGGTTTGCTTGCAAATGGAGCAGCAAACATAATTAAACTATTCTTAACAATGCGTGGCGGATTTTTAAGGCTTGGTGGAAATACAAAGATCTTGGCAGAACAAACTCAATACATGAGTGTAGAACAATTAGAAGCAGCCACTGCAGCAGCATCTTTAAATCAAGCGCATACACGATTAACTCAAAGGTTTGAATTAGAGACAGCAGCAGTTAGACTATTGCGTCAAGCATATATTGATGCCACTATCGCGGGAGCAAATTTTGCTATGGCAAATCCAGGCATGATGTTGCCAGGAAAAGGTGGTAAGAAGCCAAAGAAGTTTGCTTCTGGAATAGCAATGGTTCCAGGAACTGGAAATAAAGATTCGGTTCCATCGATACTTACCCCTGGCGAAGCGGTTATTTCAAAAGATGTAATGGAACAGCCAAATGCAAGGGCACTAGTTCAAGGATTAATAGACGGAAAGTTACAAGGACACCGTAAAGGCGTAAGCAAAGTAGATAACTCATATACTCATGTTGGAAAAAGTACTTCAGTTTCAACTAGTGATTTTTTAAAAAATTCTGGATTGAGCGATTATGATAAAGCAAGAATGCAATTTGTTGATGGAATTTCAAGAGGAAACTCTGGATCTTCTGGAACCGTTAATAAATATCCTGGACTAGGATTTGAATTTGATAAGTCTTATAATGCCAGGATGGCTAAAGGTGGAGTTCCAGTTGCAGATTTTATAAAAGAATGGGAAAAACGTGGTATTGCAAAATGGGATTTAACTGAAACTAGGGGCATTATTTCAAATCAATTTGGATCAGGAACCAAAGCGGTCGATAGTGCTTTAATAGAAAAAATAGTAGAACTTTCTGGCACTAAAGGAATTGTCAATGATCATATAGTACAAAAAGCATTTGAAAACTTACCTACAAAAATTAAATCAAATGATTCATATAAAAAAATGTTTAAAGAATATGCAACAGCAAAAGAATATGGACTTGGAAAAGGATTAAGCAATATTCCTAAAACAATGGAAGAAAAAATTAATAAAGCAATAAGGGCTGGAACTATTGCAAATGCCCCAGTACAAATAATAAATGGTGATAGAACTGAGTTTAATGGTAAAAAAGTTCCTTTAGATAAGTATGGAAACGCACAAACCCTTTCATCTGTAATTGGAAAAGATCCAAATTTTCCAATTCCAAGAGGATCTCACGTTGTAATAGAAAGAACAAATAGCAAGGGTAAAAAAGTAGTTGGGTCAATCTACGCATATGATCCAAATATTAAACAGCCAGTTTTTATTTCAAGTGGTGCAAAAACAAAAAGACAAAAATTTGGAATGTTGCCAGAAATAATTTCTCAAACATCAATAAGAAAAGAAAAAAAACTTGCAGCCGCATCGCTAACGCCAGCAGAAAACAAAGTTCTGGCTGAACGAGAAAAGGTAAAGTTAAAATTACAAAGCGTGGCTGCTGGTCAACAAAAAATTAGGGCAGCAGAATTAGAAAAGGCACCGTCATGGATAAAAGAAAGCGAAGCCAGGGGAGCAAGACAATATGCCCTTGTGCAAAAACAAGGCGAGGCACTTCTTAATACTAAAACAGGAGAAACCACACCACTAACAACAAAAAATACAAAACCAAAACCACCCAACGCAGTTCCAAGTTCAGGAAATAAAAATGACAATAGACTTACTTCAATAACTCCAGAACAAAAAATTATAAAAATTCCAAAGAAGTTTAGAAAAGTTGGCAGGTTTATACTTCCTGGTTACAAAGATGCACCAAGTATTGGTGCAGGAACAGTCGGACAACTAACAACAGAATACAGATCTAGAGCCGAACAAATACGAGAAACCGCAAGAAGGTTAAAGGTCTCTGAGGGCATGGCAAAGAAAATGTTAAAAGCCGATGGCAAGTTAATGCAAAGCAAGGTTGAATTAGCAAAAGCAACACAAGCAGAAACACAAAGTAAAATCAAGGCTCAACGTTCTGGAAAGTTTGGTGGGGGGTCTGGCAAAATAGGAGCACTCGCAGGCATGGGGGCTATGGCTGGATATATGAGTGGAAATGCTGGGGTTGGAAACGCTTTGACGGCTGTTTCTATGCTAGACATGTTGAAACCAATGTTAACAAAAAATCCATTTGTTGCTGCTGGCGTTGCGGTTGCAGCACTTGGAGTTGGCTTGTTAATTTTAAATAAAAATATAAAAGATGCTGCAGTTAAACAAGCAAGATATGTTGAATCGGTTTCTGCATCAACAAAGAAAATGCAACAAGTTGGTGAGTTAACGGATAAAGTTGGTGCCTCACAAGTAGCAACAAGAATACGAGAAAAGGGTACGTTTCAAACTTATAATGATAATAAAAGACAGGGCGAAGGGTTTGGCGCTACTTTCCTCAAGAGTGAAGTTGGCAAATCTGTTAATGCTGGAGTATTTTCTAGTATAGAAAAAAATGGTGCAAAGGTAGCAGCAAAAGAACTATCTTTACAATTGGGTGCCTATATTTCCGACGGGGTACTAAATGCAGAACAAGCAAATAGCATCGCACAACAAATAGGAACCAACCTTGGAGATATGACCTTTACGGCAAATGTTGAGGGTCAGTTAAGAATGCTTGTGGGTCCTAACGGAGAAGATCTTTTAAAAGATCCAA